CTTGACCCAGAGGTTGCCTTTCCGTATTGGGAGCAAACTTTAGGCACAGGTCGTTACTTTATGTTTGATCATTGGGGAAGCACCAGTGAGGACAAGCTCCTAGCAAGAGTACGTCACATGGCTAAAGCGTTGGACTGCAAGTGGATCATACTGGACCACTTAAGTATCGTTGTGTCTGCACAGGAAAACAACGATGAGCGTAAAGCCATAGACGCTATAATGACTAACCTGAGAACCTTGGTTCAAGAGTTAGGCATAGGTTTATTCCTCGTGTCTCACTTAAGACGCACACAGGGTAAACCACACGAGGACGGAGGTAAGATAAGCTTAAGTGAGCTACGAGGCTCACAGGCTATTGCACAGCTGTCTGACATGGTAATAGGTTTGGAACGTAACCAGCAGGACGAAGACGAAGACAGACGTAACACTACTACAGTGCGTGTGCTAAAGAATCGTTATGCAGGACTTACAGGGCCAGCTTGTTACCTTAAGTATGATAAGTTTACTTCCAGAATGTCTGAAGTTGCTCCACCAAAGGACTTAGACAATGATTTCTGACAGGCTACCTATCTTTCTTGATATAGAAACAAATGGTCTCAATCCTGACATCATTTGGATAGCCGTGACGAAACAAGGTGAACAGATACTAAAACACTACGATGCAGAGACTCTTAGAGAAGCTCTTGATAACGATGCTCCCGTTGTTGGTCATAACATGATTGGCTTCGATGCTCCAGTTATCAAAAAAGTATGGGACATAGACATAGACAAAAGTAGGATTATAGATACTTTAGTTTTGTCAAGGCTTGAGAACCCTCAGAGAGACAGAGGCCATAACCTCGCTAACTGGGGCAGTATCTTAGGTTTTCCTAAAGGAGATCATAACGATTGGTCAAGGCTTTCTCCAGAGATGGAAGAGTACTGTGTACGTGACGTAGAAGTAACTGAACAAGCCTTTCATTATTTAATGACTGAGCTGGAAGACTTTAGTGAAGAGTCAATAAAGCTAGAGCATGAAGTTCAACATATAATAAACCAGCAAATAAAGTACGGCTGGATGTTGGACATAAAGAAAACTCATAACTTGTTGGCTTTGTTAAAGGAAAGGAAGTACGACTTAGAGGAAACCTTACGTAAAAGGTTCTTACCTTTACCAACTTTTGTTGAGGAAGTGGAACCAAAGCGTAAGAAGGATGGGTCTTTGTCTAAAGTTGGACTTAAACCCTTTGGTGAGCATTGGACTGACGTTGCAGGAACTTTTAGCAGGATTGAATATTCTTGCTTTAACCCCGGTTCCAGACAGCAGATAGGCCAACGCTTGAAGATGTGCGGATGGAAACCTAGAAAGTTTACTGATACGGGTCAGCCGATGGTGGATGAGTCTGTGTTGTCACAGATAGAAAATATACCGGAAGCTAAACTAATATCTGAATACTTGCTAGTCCAAAAGCGCATGGCACAGGTGTACAGCTGGATAGACGCAGTGGATGAGGAAGACGGTAGGGTTCATGGATACGTGAATAGCAACGGTGCCGTGACATCTAGAATGACCCATTCTAAGCCAAATCTTGCTCAAGTCCCTGCCTCTTACTCCCCTTATGGACAAGAGTGTAGAGAATGTTGGTCTGTACCCTACGGTAAATCATTAGTTGGTTTTGATGCCAGTGGACTTGAGTTACGTATGTTAGCTCATTACATGGGTGATAAGGAGTACACGAATGAAATACTCAATGGAGACATTCACACCGCTAACCAAAAGCTTGCAGGGCTTGAACGAAGAGATCAGGCTAAAACTTTCATCTATGCCCTCCTCTATGGGGCAGGAGATGGAAAGCTTGGGACAGTGGTTGGAGGAGATGCAAAAGATGGTGCAGAGCTTAGACAACGATTTATGTCTAATCTCCCAGCATTTGCAAATCTTAGACTCAGAGTATCGTCAAAAGCTCGAAGAGGCCAACTAACTGGTTTAGACGGGCGTATCCTTCATGTCCGAAGTGAACACTCAGCTTTGAACACGTTACTGCAAGGAGCAGGGGCAATAGTTATGAAGAAGGCGTTAGTTATTTTAGATGACTATGCACAACGCTGGAAGCTTGACTACCACTTTGTAGGTAACATTCACGATGAAGTTCAAACTGAAGTGAGGCAGGGTCAGGAGGATAAGTTCGGAAGGCTGGCAGTTTCTTGTTTGGAAGCTGCTGGCCTTCACTTCAAACTTAGATGTCCGTTAACAGGAGAGTACAGTTATGGGAAAAGCTGGGCTGAAACACACTAGGAACTGTATCTCATGTGGAGTTAAACTAAATAAAAGTAACTGGTATCCTTCTTTTGTAGGTAAGAAACATTATAAATGTAAAAGTTGTTATGATGAAAGAAGAATATTGAATAGATATAAAAAGAAATATGGTAGCTCTACTAAAGCTTTAGCAAAGTTTATATCTAACACTGTTAAGAACAAATATGATGCAGTTTTAGAGGGCCAAGTGTATGTAATAAGAAACCCTGCTTTTCCCGGTTGGTGTAAGGTAGGCATGGCTGTTGACGCATTGGACAGGCTAAAACAATATCAAACGTCTTCACCCTACAGAGACTACGAGTTAGTTGTTTCTTTTGATTCTAAAGATAGGAGAAAAGACGAAAGCAAAGCACATGATTTGTTAAGGAAACACTACGCATTTAGAGGTGAATGGTTTTACTGTGACGCTAGCTTGGCTATTAACAAACTAAATGTATTGTTTGAAAAGGATAAAAATGAAAACAGTTAATACTTTAGTCGAAGACATATACGCCTTAGTCAAAACTAAACGAGTAGACAAGGCAGTAGACGCTGAAGCTGAAATAGAGAAGTTCGGTGAAGCAGTCAAAGACTTAATGAGAAAAGAGTTTACTAATCGTGGCCCCTTTGATGCACGTAAGTTACGTATGTCAAACATAGGTAAAGACGATAGATACCTTTGGAACCATTACAACAACGTAGGCCCGAAAGAACCTATGCAACCTGCTACCTTAGTTAAGTTCCTGTACGGACACTTGATTGAAGAGTTGCTTTTGTTTCTCACTAGGCTTTCAGGACACTCCGTAACGGATGAACAGAAAGAATGTGAAGTAGACGGTATCAAGGGACACATGGACTGTAAGATAGATGGAGTAGTAACTGACGTAAAGTCTGCTAGTAGTTATGGATTTAAGAAGTTTAAAGACGCAACGCTGGCTTTTGATGATCCTTTTGGTTATATAGATCAAATCAAAGGCTATGCACATTCCGAAGGTGACACTAAGTTTGGTTGGCTAGCTATGGACAAACAGAATGGTCACTTAACTTACTTACAGTATGATTTAGAGGACACACAAGCTCCTGTACACAAAGTTTTGGAAGAAGACATAGTAGCTAGGGTTAAGCACATAAAAGAGGTTGTGAAGGCTAAGGAGCCTCCTGAGCACTGCCATGAGACTGTGCCTGACGGTAAAAGCGGTAACATGAAGCTAGCCGTAGGTTGTTCTTACTGCCACTTTAAGTTTTCCTGTTATCCTAACTTAAGAATCTTTGCTTACTCTACTGGCCCTAAGTTTTTGACAGAGGTGAAAAATGAACCGAAAGTTCCTGAAATCCAAGGGCTATAAGAATAAGTACAGGTCAGGACTTGAGGCTACTTTTGCTAAGATACTGCCTAAGAGACAGTTTTCCTACGAGCCTTACAACGTCCCTTACGTAATGCACCGAAACTATAAACCAGACTTTGTGCATAAGAAAACTGGTATTATGATTGAATGTAAAGGTTTCTTCAGAGCCGGGGATACTATGAAGTACAAGTCAATCAGAGACAGTAGTGACAAAGAGTTAGTATTTCTTTTGTCAGACCCTAACAAGAAAATACGTAAGGGTGCGAAGATGACTATGGGTCAATGGTGTGACAAGGAAAACTTTAAATTTTTTACAATAGCTGAAACTAAGGAACTGGTGAATTATGTGTCAGCCTAGACTAACAATGGAAGAGATTAAGGAACGTCTGTTACAAAGATACGATCCTGATGACCTAGTGGAGTCTTTAGATTTGTCAAGTGAAGAAATACTTGATAGGTTTGAAGATAAGTTAATTAACAAGCTTGAGTACTTCGAGCAAGAACTGGAGGACGAAACGTACAATGAAGAGTATTGATGAAGCTAGCCCACAGCAATGGGACGCAGTAACTAGGCCAGCACATTATAATCAAGGTGGCATGGAAGCTATCGACTACATTGAACAGCAATTAGATGAAGATTTTTCTTTCTATTGCGAAGGATCTGTGTTAAAATATATGCACAGGTTCAAGTACAAACACAAGCCTTTGGAGGACTTACGCAAAGCTAGGTACTATCTCGAAAAGCTTATTGAATGTGAACTGGAAAAAGAAGTTCAAAGGGGAGGATAATATCTAGTGTTAAGCGAAACTAAAACTGGAGTTCAGGATTATTTAGGTATCAGCATAGACTATGCAAGAGAAGATAACTTAAATGATTTCTCCTTGAGTACCCTCAAAGACAGATACTTCTGGAAGGAAGAAACACACGCTCAAGAAGCTTTTGCTAGAGCTTCCGTTTACGGAGCTACCTACCAAGGTGTAGTTGACTACAAGCTAGCTCAGAGGCTTTATGACTACTCCAGTAATCTCTGGTTTATGTTCAGCACTCCAATATTGAGTAATGGAGGTACTACTCGTGGATTACCTATTTCTTGCTTTCTTAATTTTGTTCCTGATTCCAGAGTTGGCTTATCTTCTCACTATGATGAAAATATCTGGCTTACTTCGTCCGGGGGAGGATTGGGTGGTTATTGGGGCAGTGTTAGGAGTAACGGTGTGGCTACTTCTAACGGCTCTCAGTCAACTGGTAGCATACCTTTCATGCACGTTGTCGATAGCCAGATGCTAGCATTCAATCAGGGTGTAACCAGAAGGGGAGCTTACGCTGCCTACATGGACATTACGCATCCTGAAGTGGAAGAGTTCATAGCAATGCGTAAGACTACTGGTGGAGACTTGAACCGTAAGTGTCTTAACTTACACAACGGCATAAACATCACTGATGCTTTTTTGGAAGCTGTAAAGAAGGATGAGGATTGGAGACTAATAGATCCTAAGACTAATGCAGCAGTCAAAGTTGTACCTGCTAGGGATCTATGGTGGCAACTAATACACACCAGAGCAGAAACAGGAGAACCTTATATAGTAAATATAGACAGGTGTAACGAAGCTATGCCTGATGCACAGAAAAACATGGGGTTGAAAGTACACCAGAGTAACCTGTGCTCAGAGATTACCTTAGCTACTGATGAAGAGAGAACTGCCGTTTGTTGTTTGTCAAGCGTTAACTTAGAGTACTTTGATGAATGGAAGGATGTGCCAACTTTTATACCTGACTTAATCAGGATGTTGGATAACATAATACAGCACTTTGTTGACAACGCTGTAGACACTTTACCTGAACCTCATTTTTTAATGCCTAACAACATAAAGGAGTTTATGAAATATGTCAAAAAAGAACAAAAAGGCTTCGCTAAAGCCGCTTATTCAGCATTTAGAGAACGTGCGCTTGGCCTTGGTGCGATGGGTTTTCACAGCTACTTACAACGTAACGGAATACCTTTCGAGGGCCTTTACGCTGCAAGTTTCAATAATAAATCATTCAAACACATCAAGGAATCAGCTTTTATCGCTTCTCTCAGCTTGGGTGAAGAACGTGGAGAAGCTCCTGATATGCGTGGTACTGGTTTGCGTAATTCCCACCTTCTCGCTGTTGCTCCTAATGCTAGCAGCAGTATTATATGTGGTGGAACAAGTCCTAGTATCGAGCCATCAAGGGCTAACGTATAC